GTATACGAATCAATTCAGCTCCTCTTGCAAAAGTACTTTGTGCTGCAAAATTATCAAATATCAATGCACTTCCAGTAAAGAAATTATGTGATATAGTTTCAAATGTAGCTGTCGATGGAGCTATGTTTACATGCGTTCCATCACCAGCTGCTTTTTTCAAATAACTAATTGAATGAGCATATCCCGTATGCGGAAATGTTTTGGCAACACCTTGACCATACGGATTTGATATATCTAACATTATTGGACTGGTTGATGATACAAATTCATTCATTGCGTAATGTCTTGTAACTTTATTTCTTGGAGTAAAATGAGCTACCTTTTTCTTATAATGTAATGATTTTCTTTGTTCTAATATAACTGCTTGGAATGCAGCTGATGCTGTAACACTCCTATCATAATCCACATCTGTTAAATTAGATCCTGGCTTTCTTCCTAATGCATAATCTGAAACTATTACTGGTCCTTCTGCAGATACATTACCTTCTGGATAAACAACTCCTTTAAATGTTCTTTTTCTTAAAAAGTTTTCCAATTTATAATTAGTTGGAACAATTGATGATGACACGGTTGGTCCTAATAATGCTACATATGCTGCATCCAATTGTCTTGCAGATCCTTTATGAGAAAGGATTTCTGATCCAGATACATCTGGTCCTGGTAATTCAATATCAGCTGATTGTGATATAATAGGCACAGCAGATGCTGTAATTGGTCTACTAGCTGCTAATGATGCTGATAATGGAAGTGTTGATCCTGTTATTGGTCTAGTAGGAAATAACGAAGCTGATAAAGGTAATGTTGATGCTGTTACCTCTGATATAGCTGTTGTTATTCTTTGTTCATATTGAGGATTTGTTATAATAGGTCGTTCAGAAACTTGTACTTTAGCTCTTTCTAATATATTTGGTTCAACTAACACACCCATTGCAGCATTTGCTCGAACAGGTATCAATTGTTTTAATTGAGTAAACAATGAAAAGTCAAACATTGAAAATATTTTAATATACGCGTTTATATCATTTCTGCGATCAAACTTTTTCCAATATTGAAAAGCAATAGATTCTAAATCAGGATATTCAACATTAAATTCATCTTCAGGCGATCCAAAGAAATCATCTAATGATATTCTACCTATCTGATTGAATATGTCTCTATTGATCCAATCAGCCGCTGAATAAAATAATCCTAATCTATTTGAATCTAATGTGGCATAATCATAACGACTTCTCTCAGCCATGGCCATTGGATCTAATACTCCAACCAATTTTGAATCCTCAAGACGTATCTTCATTGAATTGGTATTTGTACCACCAATGCTAGGTGCATCCACATAATAAGTTTCAGTTAGTCTTTCATAATTACCTCTTTGAGTTGATCCATTTGGAAAGAATGACATTGATGCAAATGAACTACCAGAATTTATCAAATCAAATCTATTATCAAATGAACTTGTTACAAATGGTAATTGTGCATCAACTATTGTTTGTGCTGGATGAGATGATGATAAAATTTGGTATTGCGTATCAAAATGATTTACAGCAATTGTATCTGATCCTAATGGATAATGACGTATCAACGTATCAAATGATGATGTTGGTGATTTGCCCGACACATATGATGTTGGGTTTAATGTATGTTCTCTGAAAGATCCTGATCCAATATCTTCTAACCATTCTCTATATTCTTGCATTGAGCCAGAAAAGGTCATCAAGTTTGGACCATTAGCATTTGTAAAGCTAATACTATTATCATCTTCAATAAATCTTCGAAGATATGTATTTACTCTGAATTGGTCTCTTGAATTACCAAGACCTGGATATCCACCTATTCTAACTTTTTGTTTTGCTTGATTAGAAGATACCACCAACCATCCTTGCCTTCCAGCATTATCAGTTGGTGTATAGCTAAAACTTCCTGAATGTACTATTTTACCTTCAATATAATCTGCTGCTCTTTGACATTCAATATGATAAGTTGTATTAGCATTATCAGTCTGATTATATTGTACAGATCCAGAACCATTATATTGCCAATACCATCTTACATTCCAAAATTCACCATCATATAATGGTAACCAATCTGTTGATCCTGTTATTGGAGCAAATGTGCCTAATCCTCTTCCATGAGAAACAACTAATCTACCATATTTACCAGAACCAGAATATGACGCTGTATGCTGTACTGCTAATTGAAATTTAGTTCGAATATCAGTGCCATCCGCAGCATTATTAACAGTAGTTGATAATAGCAACATGCTTTGAGTAATACCTGGTTTAAATCTAAACTCTCTTGTTTGCGGAGGAATTTCTGCACCAGATGATAATCCTACTCTTTGATATCCCCATGAACCAATATTTGTTGTATAATCTCTTGCACCATATACTATATGTGGTGATTGAGTTCCATCAACAGATCCTGATTGAAACTGTAATGCATATGAAAATCTATCTTCAATTAAATCAGGTTCTTGTTCTGGAGCTTTTGGTCCTCCATATTCTCGTATAGATAACAATGTTCTTGGAATACCATATGTATTCATTAACGCATGAACACTTCTTTTTGTACCTTTCGTTTTTAAGATATGAGGCATATTGTTAACAATACGTCTCCATACTTCATGCGATATATCTTCAGATGATTTACTAAACAATGAACCGGTTGATTGAAATGAACCAGACTGTGTTTTACCTAATTTATATTGCCATAATGCTTCTGCTTGATTACCATTAGCAAGATACCATCCCATAGATTTTGCAACATCATACAATAATTCACCTGGTACACCTAATTTTGGATGTTCTTCTGTATCATGGAATCTTGTTAGTTCATTAATATATGAATACAAAATATCATAATGATGTCCTATCATGTTTACAAATAATAGATATTGACTATTTTCAGAATCTCGTCCTATGTTTTCTGGTATTGAATTTATCAATGAATCTTCATTTTCTAAATCAAATAAAGATGCAGATGCAATATATCCGTTTAACCAAGTTTCACCTAGACTTGATGTTGAATGATATCTTACATAACTTCCGTTTTGTAAAAATTTAGGATAAGGTGTTATAGAATACGGTTGTGCAAATAATGTTGATCCAGTTACACCGTGAGTAAATAAACTAGCTGTTGGTTCATTATATGCCCATCTTTCAAATGCATCAAAACCACCAATAACTTCATTTTTTCGTTTTGTATTTATTCTTTCATTACCAGCTAATGAACCAGAATCAGATCCAGATGCATTTGATAGTATTGCTAATTGTGTATCATAATGTTCAATTAATTGTAACTTATATCTAAAGTTTTTTAATCTTTCTTCTGCAGAACTATATTTTACAAAATTTTCAAATTTGGTAAAATCAACATTTAAATTAATACCAGATAAAGAACCACTAAACATTTTATCAATAATTTGCTGAGTGGTAGATGTATTTGTATCTAATAGATCATTCCATGCTTGAAAATCTGTTTCGGTTTGCATTGAATATTCTTGATCAATTTCAAAATTTGGTCCTTTAAGAATATTAAATGTTGGTTTTTCAATTTCTGGATATACATTTACATTTTCTATTACAGGTCGCTTATCTTCTTGTGCTATCCATGCTCTAGATTTAGTAACAATATCAGTTGGAAGTTCATCGTATAATTTAAGATATATATTTTGACCGTAATGTAAACGACTTTCGCCTATTTCATTTAAACGTGTTTTACCACCTATTCGAACATTTACAGCTTTAAAAATTCTGTTATTACCTAAATTTAAAACAACATTTGAAAGACCTTTGTCCTGTTCAGATATTGCAAATTTTTTAAATTGTTTGAATTGTTGATCTAATGTATTTTTTATATCATCATCAGGAGTTAATTCAGTTGATAATGGATCGGCAATTGTCAACCAAACTTCTTTTCTACTAGGTGATACTTCTTTAATAAATAATGATCTATTTTCTGTATTACCTAATAAACTTTTCATAAAGTTAAATACTAACTTATATGAACCACGTTCAATTCCTACTTCTTCTAATTCTTTTCGTAAATCAAGTTGTAAAAATTGTCTTCGTGCTTGTATTCTAGGTATTCTGACTGATTCTAATCTATGGTCACCTCCTAACCAATCACCGGCTGGAGAATATACATGCATTTCAACTGCATAATCTATATTTTGATTAGCAGGATCTTCAAATGCTCGAGCTTTTTCAGTAATGAACAGATCGAAGTCTTCAGGTTTATATCGAAAACCTTCAATAGTTTCTTTAGTTGCTAAAATGTCAGCTTTATTTTTATATAAATCAAATGACATAATTACCCTTTAAGCTTAAAATGTTCAAATTCTAAATCCAATACTCTTTGAATAGATTTTCGTAAAATACGATCTGTTGTTAAACTAATATCTAAAAATTTTCTTGGTGAGTTAGCTGGTAATTCAATTGTACCAAATTGATTACGATCTACCTTACCTTCACGATCTTTAATCTCTTTATCTGTAGGTTCTGTTACATCTATAACATTATTTGCTCTAGGGATATCTTCATCAAATCGAGATAATCCGTTAAACTCTTTTTGAAGTTCTAAAGCTATTTCTTCTTGATCAAACGGCTCATCTTGAACTCGTCTTACATTTTGTCTTTTTAAATGTTCTTTTCTTGCCATGCTATCTTACCACTTTAAAATAATATCCGTTATCATATGTTCTAACAGTATTTCCACCATCTGATTCTGTTTTAATTAAAAATCTATATGTACGTTCTGGAGAAAATGCATTGAATCTCACATTAAAATAATTTCCTTTTGAATCTAAACTTAATGCAGTAAATGTTTTATTAAACGGAATAATTGTTTCTTCTGTTACCGCATCTTTAACTGCAAAAAATGATGAAGTTGGAAATCTTTTTACTTGTGCATAAAATGATGCAGTTGAATAAGTTTTTGTTGGATATGTTTCTCTGCATGCAACTCTAACTTTTACTTGGTCTGATTCTTTATATTCAGCTCTTAAATTTTTAAAATATACAGTAACGTTATCTTCTGCTAATTCTGTTATGGATGCTCTTGCAGATGCATCTACTTCAAAATCTCGCCATGCAACTTCTATCCTTGGAGCATAAATTGTATTAGTATCTTTACCAAAGAAATCTAATTTTCCAAATCTTTTACTCGATTGTTCATCTGCTGTAGGACGTTTTAAAATTAAACCATTATTAGATTTAATAGTTCCTCCTAACCAAGCGCTAACCATATTAGTAATATTCATTCTAATATCTGGTGATTGATAATCAAATGATGCTGTTGCTATAAATGAAGATCCTGTATACCAAGTTCCTCCTCCGGCTTCAGATACGCCGCCACCTCCGTCAAATTGTATTTGAGATCCTGATGCCCATTCTATTGGTGTTTCACTTGTTCCGTCACGATACTTCCATGATACACCATCAGTTTCTATTGGTATATCATCAAAATGGCCATTACCATTTTCCCACGATTCAGAAACAGGAAATGCTTCTAAATTATATGATATTGGTATACTTGTAGCTTCTGCTGCTCTTAATACTAAGAAATATTGTGATTTACCTGCTATAAGTCCAGGCTCAGGTATGTTTCCTTCAACTATTGATTTTGATATTGCTGCTAACTCAGTACTAAAATCTAATAATATACGTGAATTATATGTATTCGATTGATAGAATCCTTGAAATAAAGATCCTGATTCAATTTTTGTTAACGATAGTATTGGATCTATACCTGTGTTCTGAGTAGGATATTTTTCAAATAAAGTTGCATCTCTGTCTGTATATATATTTAATATCATAATTGTTCCCTATACTGTTATTGTTCGTCCTTTAATATCTTTGTTTGGATATTTAATTTCAAATATACAAGGATCTAATGACGGATAAATTATTCTATTTTTAGTAGCTGCATCAATATCATATACATGACCAGAATATCCTTCAGCTGTATCATATTTATTTTTTATTTCAATATCAATCACTGACTGAACTCCTTCTATTTTATCCATTTCAGAAAATAAATTAGATATTAATATTGGTTCATTAATTTGCATTTTATCGTTATCAAATCTAGATTTTAAAAATTCTATACATCTTAATATAACTTCATTTGAATTATAATTTGGTCGCACTATAATTTCAAATTCTATAGCTATATTAATTACAAATGCGGTCTTTATGTTAACTGCATCTGTCATTAATCTAAACTGAGATAAATATGTTCTTAAATTTTCTTTAATAGCATTATTTGGTTCTACAAAGTTTTTATTGACATCATATGATAAGACATATAAATTTAATGCCAATGGATTAGGTATTCTATTATTAGGATCTGATGTATCTATTTGATTATCTTGAATAATATATGCTTTAGCTACAGATCCAAATTTTGCTGGCATTGCATAACATCTAACAATATAATCTTCTCTTGTGATTGATCTGTTTTGAGCAGCAAAATTTGCCATCGCATCTTGTCTAATATTATCTATATTATTTGCTCTTTTACCACCAGTTGCTGCAACCGGGTTATTAAATTGTACCGAATCTTTTGCTTGAGTTAATAATGTTTGATCTAATGGTTCTGTTGCTTCTTCAAATTCAACTACTTCTTTTTGAGTTAATGTATTAACAGGTACATTATCTTCTACTCCTCCTCCAACAGAATATTTAACAGTTAATGTTGTATCACTTGGTGCTAATCCATATGTACTAGTATATAAAAAGTTAGTTGGATCTAAACTTGAATCTACAGTACGTTTTAAATATGTTAAGCCTAATCCAACATTTTTTGGATTTGGTAAAATTTCTTCATCTGCATCTGATGAAATTCCTGCTCCAAATTGTATTTCAGTTCTGTTATCTTCTCTTAATCTACATACATATCTTCTTGATGTTTTTTGCAATTTCATTATATAAGGAACAGATCCTTGATACTCTGATAATTCTGGATCATTGAATGGAATGTTTCTTATAGGCATCATTATTGTATCTTGTGCCAAATATGGTACTTCATAATATAAGTTATTTTGAGAATCTCTTATTTCAATTATTTCAAGTACATTTTTATCCTCTTCAGGTAATACAATTTTATCATATATTTTTGGATCTTCAAATGTATATTCTTTTGTTTTAATTTCTCCTGATACTGCATCAACTTGTTTCTTTAAAAGATAATATGTAATATTACCTGTATCATCTAATTCATATACTGTAACATCGGTTGGATCAAAAGAACTTGTAAATTTAAAATCAACTGAATCTAATGTTCTAAATATTTTGCCGTCCTCTGTTCCTACAGTTGCATTTGACTTTACTGTTAATGCATACTTCATGTCAGGTCGAGCATTAACTCCTGTTCCAATAGATGGAACTAATTGATATACATCTAATTTTGTTGTAGCAGGCGTAAATGTTTTTGGTTTATATCCAAACATACCTGCAAGTTGATATAAGTTATATCTTTCTTCAGCTTGAGTTATTAATGATTCTCTTGCTTGAGTATCAGTATAAAATGATAGCACATCACCTACATATGCCGACATTTCTAAAAACATCATACCTGGTGATGATTCATTAAAATCGTTATATGTATTTGGAAAATATGTTTTTGTAAAGTTTATTAGATTTCTACGAAATTGTGCAAAATCTTTATTAACATACTTTACTTCTTTTTTTACTAAATCTGCCATAATTTATTACCCTATAATATGCTATTATTTAATTGTATTCCATCTTGATCAACTAATATTTTAATTACTTGATTAGCTCCATTTTCTGTAACTCTAAATCGTAAATTTATATCAAGAATATGTTGATCAACAGCTCTATCAATAGCAATCTGATCTATTATAATATAAGGTAACCAAAACTCAATATCTTCATTTATTACTATTTCTAAATTTTCTTCTAACTCTTTTGTATTTGGTTCGAATAGCGAATCAAAAATCCTTGTTCCAAAATCAGGCTGCATAAAACGTTCACCTTTTCGAGTCAACAATAAATTTTTTAGATTTGATATTGCTTGTTGTTCGGTACTAAATGATAATGCAAATACTCCATCTCCAGATCTTGAACCTGAAGCATAATGTTGTATATCGCTTCTACCTAATGCATTTCCGTTGAAGGGTAACATTACCCCAACGGCTACATCTGGTTCAAAATCTAATGGATTATATCTAAATTCTTCTCTAGTACCTGCCTTTGCCATTATTTTATTCTTTTATTAAATGCTTTTGATGTTACTAATTTGGAATAATCTCTTGTTAATGCTTTTGTTAAATGATCAGGTATAGCATTTTTATCTACTGCTCTACCATCAACATCTGTTGTTGGTGTTGCATCTACTTGATTACCAGAATTCATCATTGATGCAAAACTATTAACATTATTAGTTGTCATAGTTTCATCATTCAATGTTGGCCATTCTTCTTGTGTAACTGCAGGTCCTTCATACATATTACTGAAATCTGATAATTCTGCTGTTTCATTTAGTATATCATTCAACATTGAATTTTTACTAAATACTTTTTTTGATTTAACTTTTGGTTTATACTGTTCGGCTGCTTGTTCGGCTAATTTATTTAGCTGCATACCGTGATTTATAACCTTTTTATGCGAAACTTTTTGTTCAGTAAGAGACTCCTTTACAGCTCTCTGTACTTCTTCGCGTACTACTTTACGTAGAATTTTGACAAAACTTTTTGTATCCATAGTATACTCCTATCTATTGTTATTTAATATAAATATCAGGGTATACTAAATGTTGGTAGTTTTTTACGTGATTGCTCCTACTCCCGTTCCTGCTCCACCTGTCGTTGCCACGGCTGTGTTAACAGTTCCTGATTTTATATATTTATCGATTGCAATTGCTAATTGTTGTGCAAATATTCTTTCACCTTCTCCTGGTGATTTTGCTTTTTGAGATTTGTTTAAAGCTTTTGCTATATCTCTTTGTAAATTTGGTAATATTAACGGCATATTATTCTCCTATTGTTTTAACTGAGCCATTCGTTGTACTAATGCCTGAATTGTTCCAGCTTCTGGATTTGCTAATGTGGGACCTCCAACTGGTGTTGGATATTGAGATTGACCACTTGTTATTTTTTGCATCGCTTGCAAGAATTCATCCATTATTGATAATACTTCATTCATATCAGCTGCCCAATCAGGTGTTGCAATTTGTACTGATTCCTTGGCTGATAAAATTACGTGTTCTTCTTTGGCATTAAATACTAATCTATCAGAACTAATTATAACTTGACTAACTTCAGATTTATTTGCTTGATCAACACCTTGACCTAAATTAGATTGAGCAGTTTCAAATCTTTTAAGTTTTTGGCCTGATGTCATACATATTGTAGCTTTATCATCTTCAAAACTTTCTTTTGTATATGTTGCAGGTCCACCTACTGGTGCAAGTCCGTTTGTAATAATCATTATTGGTGACGACTGCATTGTTCCACCTTCCCAATCTGCACATGCTTTGATTTCGTATAAATCAATACCTTCTGTTGCATCTGGATGTGGACTATTGGTTACAGTAGATGACATTCGAATTACTTGACCAAATCGACTTTCAAGTATTGTATCTCCTTCATATGGCTGTACAGGCTTAACTGTATCTGTTTCTTGAAATGTTTGTCCTATAAATGGATCTTCAGGATCTTCTCTTTGGGGATTACCTAATGAGTTTATGAAATCACCTAATCTACCTACTGGATTGTTTCTACCACGTAAAAACGTTTGTGGTAAAATACCAATATTTAAATTATCTTGTACATTACAAGACATCATATAATATGCTCGTTCAGGATTTTCTCCTTGACCTGCACCCCATGACGGGCCACGCATTGTTATTACATGTTCGCCTACTAATGGTATACGTTTAACAGGTCCTAATGGAACAGCCCATTCATCTTTAAAATTTTTCTTACCACCACCACCTGCAGTTCTTACCTTTACTGATCCTAATGGTAATCTTTCTCCATTTTCATCTTCTGGTTCATTTTTAAATGCGGCTGTAGTATCTAAAACTTCTAAAACTTTTGGCATTATTTACCTCCTAAATTTATTTCGTCTTGTTCTTTATGTATTGCATCTAGTTCTTCTTGAGCTGTTTGTAATAGTCTAGCTTTTTCTTCTTCTGACATTCCAAATTCTCCTCCATCATCTTTTGATGCTGAACCAACTAATCTTTGAACTACTGCAGCTAGTTTAACTAAATGTTCATCGTTTTTAACAGAAACATCTAGATATTCTTTTATTAAAGGGACTATTACTGTCGCATCTCCAATATTTTTTATTAATGGTTGTAATTCTTGAATTAATGTATTGATTTGCCTATCTTTCTTTTTTGAATTGTGATAGATATCTTTCATTAAATCTGAAAATGTAGTTCCTTTGAATAATTCAAATTCGTCATGCATAACTAACTCCTTTATTATAAATATAAGGACTTAGGATTTTGGTTTCAAGAAATGACCTGTTCTTTGATATAATAAAAACATTGCTGTAAAATCTTTTTTAAATCTATTAACAACTTTTGTAATATTTTGAGTCTTTAATCCTGTTCTTTCTCTAATCAATATATACAAAGCTTTTTTATTAAAGTTTTCAATGTTTTGTCGTATACGAAATAATTCTAATAATGAATCTGCTACTATGATGTCACGTTTATTTGAAAATAATTTATTTAAATTTTTATCATAATATTCAACAAACTGATTTGTAAAATCTCTTAACGTTTCCTGATAATCAGAATATGATGCTTCTCCTCCTAAATCTCTAACTTCATCAATAACTGATAATTCAGCTCTTTGTTTTAATTTAGCATAGTTAGCATTATTTGCAATAATTAAATAATTTTTTGCTATAATACTAAAGTAAGAAAAAGCTTTTCCTTTACCTTCTGTAAACTTATGTATTTTTTCGTTTAAGAATGCTACCACTTCAGCTTTTACATCATTATACGGAACATCAAAATAATAAAATTTAAATGTATGAATAATATTTTCAACAAGTTTGTTAAACGGATAATTAATATATTCTCGATAAATTTTATCTCGTTTTAACTGATCTGTTTCTTTATTATATGCTATAATAGCCTGCTCATTAATGTATGAAAAATACATTTTTTTAGTTGGCTTTCTACCACGTTTCTTTTTCTTTGGAAGTTTAGCTTCTTTTTCCAAACGTAATTTATCTTCTTCTAACCAAATATAAAATTTATCTACTGCGCTCATTAATTAACTCCACGATTTAGGTCCTCCATCACTTCTTTTATAATTTTAAATGATGTGCCTACTTCGTCTGAATTTTCAAATGCTCCTATTCTATCTGCGTTTCTAATTTCAGAGTTGGCTTGATTCACTTTTGTTTTTAATTGTTCAAAAAAGTTATAATAATTTGTATTTGATGTTTCTAAATCATTAATATAATCTGTTTGATCTTCTTGTTTTCTTAACTGGTTTATATTAACAAGTAATGATATTGCTAATACAACTGATAATATTATTATTGCTGTCATCATTTTTTATCTCCAAATAAATCATCGAACATTTTTAATGTAGATGTAGCATTACTATTTGATGCTATATTACTTAATTTTTGAGCTCTAGCTTTTTTACCATATGATTGATTAACTGGTGTAGATGGCTTAACATTTGATTTTGTCTTTGCCCACATTTCATATTCTATTCTAGCAGCCATGCAATCAGCTTGATGCATTACAAAACCTAAATTTGTTTTTAATTTTGAATCAGCTGTTCTTGACATGAAATAAGGTTTATTGTTTTCATCATATAATCCATCAGTTAATTTTATTCCTAGCATTTCATTCCAAGATATACTAATACCATAATGTTGTAATAACCAAATAGATAGATCATTTACAAGAGTAAATTGATTATTAGGATTAACTTTATACATCTTTCCCATATTTTTTCTATGCCATTCAGAATCATTTGGTAAGTATGTTTCGTTACCTTCTCCAGGAAATCCCATTTTACCTATATCATGATTCAATGCTACAAATAATAATTCTTCTTGAGTATAACCAGACATATCTGCACCCATACCTTGCCAAAGATTATATACTTGTTGAGCACATTTAATTACTCGTAATACATGATCTACATAACCACCTTCAAATGCATTATGATAATGGTCAATACTCGAAGCAGGTTGCATTGACATTCTTTCTTCAAGATCTGTATACATTGCTAAAAGTTTTTCTTTTCTTTCGCCTTCAAAATTATTTTTAATAAAATTGATTAAGTCGTTCCAATTTTGTACTATTTGTTCTGCTGATAATTTCATATTTCAATTCTTAATTGTCTTGTTATTATTTTTACGTTTCCAATATTTTTGGCTAATCTTTTCCATGCTCTAAATGGTCTTCTTGTATCCCATTCTATTGCATTACAGTTTCTCTGTTTGGCTAAATCAACTGCTAATTTAAATGTTTCAATCATTGCAAGATTGGTATCAGGTTTATTACAATACATTGAATGAATAAATAGAACATTATAATCTTTATCAACAGTAAAATCAATCCAACCATTTTCCCATTCACATACTTCATGATATTCTTCAGGTGGTTCAAAAATAAAATCAGTACCTGATTTTTTTATATAGCGTTTTGACCATCTTTTCTGATTAGGTGTTAATTTTTGTGGTCCTTTATATATTACATGTTCTATCATATTACTATATCAATTACTCCTATTTCTTTTGCTTCTTTAGCTGATAAATATAAATCGGATCTCATATTATCTTTCCACCATTCAACAGTTTTATTTGATTTACTTGCTAATAAATTATATACTGTTTGTTCTATTTTTTGTACATATTCTAATGTAGCAGTTACATCAGTTAACTTTCCTTCCATCATTGATCTAGGTTGATGAAACATAATAGTAGCATTCTCACTAGCCATTCGTTTACCAGTTGCTGATGCTAATATTACTGCCGCGGCCGAAAATGCTCTACCACGAACTATTATATTAACTTGTGGTTTGATAGAATTTAAATAATCTATTACTCCCATCATTTCATGAATTTCTCCTCCTGGACTATTTAATACAAGATTAATTGGAGCTTCTGGTGATCCTTTATATTCTGCTGAGTCTCTATACTTTAGTAATGATCTAAATCGTATCATTAAATCAATAATTGTTCTTTCACCAATATCATCATTAAAAAATATAACCGAATCATCAAAATCAACATATGAGTTTAAAACATCTGTCAAATCAATATACGGATTAACATCATATTCTTCTGGCTGTACCTTTTCGTTTTCAGGCATTTGTCGTTCTTCGTATAAATTCATATTAATCCTAATATAACAATTTTTTTTCGTAAGTCCTAATTTATCTAATCTTTTTTAGTTTACGTTCTAAACGTCTCATTTGAACATTACCTGCTTTGATATCTTTTTTAAATTTTGCAGTTTTAAGATTACCTCTTACCATAGCCATTTGTTTTAGAATTGATGTTCTCAATTCTTCTTTTTCATTTTTAGATAGTTTCTTTTTAACTGGTGCTGGTGGTGTTGGTTTAAGAGTTCCTTTAAGTTTTGGTTGCTCAACGCCTTTATGAAATACATTACCTTGTGCATCTACAAATTCTTTCATAAATTGCCAACCTCTCATTCTACCAGTTGATTTATATCCACTTCTTATTTCTGGTGGTCCGACTGTTTTATTAACACATTTATAACATAGTACTGCAGTAGCTCCTTCTCCTACTTCTGACCATTCATTACATCTTGGATGCTTTGAAAGTATATTCCATGCCCAATAATTTGTATCTACAATACTATTGCGACATATCATATATGTTGTACCATTTCGTTTACGTGTTTTAAATTTATTTGTAACTTTTTTCTTTGCCATATTTTTAATTTTTGTTAACCTTTTGTACCCCAACGTTTTTTACGTTGATATGCTTCTTCTTGACTTTCTTCTTTTTCTTGATATATATCTTCTTTAGGTGTAGCTAATATTTCTTCATTCTTTTTAATCATTTCTTCTTGATCATAATGAATACCATCATTTCCATTTTGTCCAATTATATCCATTCGCTTCTCATCATCTTCAGAAATATCTATTGGATAAGATTTATCAAATTCCATTCCGTCTGGAACAGACATTTTCACTTCTGGTTCCTTTCTTTTTATTTGAGCAAATGCAAAATTAGCTGCTACTACCATTGCAATTGCTAATGGATCAAATACAAATATTATTAAAAGTAAAAACCAGTTTACAACTTGGTTCATTTCTTTACCAGTCGTTTCTGCTAAATATTTTAACGGTCCTAATTCTCTTTGTTCTTCATTACCTATTTCAAGTTCTAACAATTCAGTATCTAATCTCATAATAGAATCTTGCACAGCTTCTAACTTTAAGTTTATATCATTTCTATCTACAATCGTCGCATCCAATTCTTTTTGTAATGCCTTTCTTGCTGATGTTGATGTTGTTGTTATTAACTGTCCTGATTCTCTATCTACATATTGTACTTGTGCTGGATTAGATAATGATGTTCTTAAATCAGATATGGTTGCATTCAATTGCGATTTTTCTAATGTTAAATCAGTTTTGTTTTCTTCAAAACGATTTTGTTTAGTTTGTAACACTAATAAAGATTTATCAAGGAACTCTGATTTGGTTGCTGTTTCCTGATAAGCTCCTGATAAGAATCCGTATATACCTCCAGATGTAATTAACATTAAAACAAACACTGCTACAGATAAATAAAATCGTAACCATTTATTTATTGTACCCCAATATTGATATAACAAGGACGCACAAACAAGTTTAGCAAATTCTAATGAACCAGCCATTATTATAACTTGCAAGCTTGCTCCTGCGAATAATTTACTCAAACCAAAAACTGAATAGAAAGCTGCAGAGCCAGATACGGCAAGTGCAGACAATCCTATAAATATTGGCAAGAGATATTTCTTCATAATTATCCTTGTATATTATCTTGAGCAAATTTAATTTTTTCTCGAATAACCTTAAATCTTCGCTGCGCTTCAGATGGATCTATTTTCATTCCTCTTCGAATCGTATCTTCAAGAATCATGATCATATTATCAACTTCATCTAGTTGACGCTTTACATTTTGTGGATTTTTTACACTACTCATAACATTTTCTCCTTTTTTCGGTGGTTTGACTTAGCTTTTGCATAATTATTATTAAATTATTATTTATTATAAATATTAGATATTAATATTATTAATTAATTAATATATTATATTTTAACTTATTTGAGCCAATTCTGGCTTATTTTTTTGTCTATACTTTTTTCTCCATCCTAAAACTGCCAATTCTTTGGCCTTAGCTTCTACAACAATATCTAAATCATGACCATATGTATCGATTTCATTGATAATATAATCTGAATGAGCATTTTCACGCGTCTTTGCCCATTTCTTTTTCAATTTAGAAAATGTTGGCCATTCATCTTCATTATCGAGATCTTCAAAATTAATATTATTATTTTCACATAATTGTCTTAACCTACCTTCTTTCTCTCTACGTCTTGATTCTGAATAATGAGTACATTGCCTAACTCCTTCTGGCCATGTCGATCTAGCTAGTTCTAAAGCTTCTTGTTCGGTCATATCATCTGGATGGAATCTATGATGATGATAATCAAATGTAATTGGAATTCCAATTTCTTTATGAAAATAATCGTATAACATTCGAGTTGACCACATTGATGGCTTATCATCATTCTCAAGAACTAATCTAGCTTTTAATCTATCTGATAATCGATGCCATGTTTTAATCCAACGTTTAGCTGTAGCTGCATGATCACCATATGCACCGCCAACATGAATATTAATCTTATTTTCGAATGATGGTTCATATCCCATAAGATCCCACATTTCAGAATGACGTTCTAAACCAATAATTGATTTTTCTACTACATCTTGATTTGGTGATCCTAATACATGAAATGGTCCTGGATGGGTAGTTAATCTATGACCATGTTTTCGAGCATAATTACCAGCTTCCATTAATCGTTCAGATATTTCAGGTAACTGAGGTAATTGTTTTAATTCATAATGATCATGCCATGGAAATAATTCAGAACCTACACGGAATAATCTAATACCATGTTCTTCGTTCCATTTAAGATAATGTAATAAATCAGTAGCATTAAGTAATGCTTTTTCGCCTACTAAACTATAATCCCAATCTTCTGGATTATCTGATCCTAATTGCCAAGTTGCTTTTCTAGCTGTTCTGGAAGTGGTGACTTTACCTCCATGCTTTTTTTTACGATTAGTTAAGCCCATATTAACACAAGCATAACCTAGTCTTACTTTATTATTCATACAATTTTTATTAGTTATTTTATATTTAATATAAGAAAATTTTTTCAATTATCCTAATGATTCTTCGGAAATAATTTCTGCATCTTGAATAGTTTCACAGCAATATAACCAACCATCCTTCTTTAATAACGTATCAGATCTAGTCCACTGTTTCATAATATTAGTATCAAAATCTGGTTTTAAACTTTCTACTTTAAACGTTCGTTTTATAATAAGTTTCTTACCATTGAAATCTATATAATTGTTGACTTGCATAATTTATAAATCGTTCTTTAAAGGTGGTTATAACCGGTGAATGCGGGTCGGTGATTCATTTACTTAATTGTAACTGATTTTGGTTTATTATCTTCTGTTAGGGGAGCAAACAAATGTAATAAACCGTTTTCTAATTTAGCATCTAATTTTGATAAATCAAATCTTCTGCTAATTCTCCATCCAAAGTTAAATGCTCGTTTTGCTATGTTCCTTTGAATGTATTCTGCATGATTAGAATCATTATCTTTTTTGTATTCTACACGCAGGATATCTCCCTCGATAGTAAGATCAATATCTTTTTTTGTAAGACCTACACATGCAATATCAATATTGAGACCATTGTTGGCTTCATATATATCTACTGGATGGTTAATCTTGGTTGCATCAGCGAACTGATAATCTTCATTTGATTTGAAAAAATCCTTAAAAAGGATGTCGAATGGCGATGTGCCAAAGTGAGTTAAATTTCCCATAATATAATCTCCTTAAATAATTAATTTTTGTTAAACATTGTTTTAACGTAACCGACCGACCCGCAAAGTATCACTCGATTATTTAATATAAATATTAGTTTGGACAAAAAGGATTGCCCGAACCAATTATTTCATAGCATCTATAAAAACGCAATCTATCTACACCAGGTATCTTTTTTGCATTTTTATGTCTAAATAAAATATGTCCATCATCAAATAACTTAAATACAAATTGTCTAATTAATGATAAACTATCTGAATTTAGATGCAAATAATTATTCATAGTTGTAATAATTATTTTTTTATTTGATGATATTATTTCATCATGAAGCGTATCTTGAAACAATTCATTGAATGGTTGTTTTTTAATTTTATCTTCTTTTGTTTCAATTATTCTTGATACAAATTTTTCTATAGATAAATCTAATCCTATGGACTGGGCATCGTGTAAAAATTCAATTTTTTCTTTATCTTTTAATGATGTAAAAAAATTATATTCTTCTTGCTCGATTTGTAATTTATCTATTCCCATACATTAGTCCTTTGGTTGAGTCCTTTATTTCTCGTACTAAAAATAATGAACGAAATTGTTCCAATGTCATTTGTTTACGACCAGCAAAATAAGCTTCTGCTTGCTCAATAGTCGGCATTTGAATTGTGTTAATATGCTGACTATTCTCATTAGAACTTTTCATATACATACCATAATTTGCCATATACGCTTCTTTTATATAAATATCAATTTTTCATCTTTTCAATGGATGCTTCTGCAATTGTTTCTGAAATTCTATTCCATCCTCTTGTCTTATCTACTCTATATATGTTCAATAAAGTATTAACAGTTTCAGATAATGGTCCAGATAATATCAAAGCATCTGCTCCTTTTGTATACCAATCAATAACCGCTTGGCATCCATCATTTCTATATAGATCAATTACTTGATCATCATCAATATATCGTTTATGAAATCCCATTATCTATCTTTGGCTTTACCCCATTTACCCATACGGTAAGCCATATCACAAGCTTGCATTGCTGTATTAGCTGTTCTCATGATTTGATTTAATTCTGAGTATGTAACATCTACATGTTTATTTCCTATGATAAATGATCCAACAACTGGTTTCATTTTTGCATATTTAAAATCATCTGGACTAACATGTTCTTTAATTGAAAAATCTATACTAGTATAATTTTTTCCTAAATGTTTTAACTTATCTGAATCCATAGCCGCTACTTGGTTTATGCTTGATCTAAATTTTTGTTTTTGTTTCATATTACTATTTTTAATATTGTGTTTTTAAAATTACGAGTTTATATGCTGAATCTGATTGTGAATGATCTAAAGCTACATTTCCATTATCACCACCATATTTTGTAATGGCATAATCAAAAATTTCTTTTGGATCTGTTATTAAAAATTCTTCTTCACGAACTTCTTCAGGCATATAAGAACTAAATAATACTAATGAACATCCTACTGTACAATGTAGCATCATTTTATCTATTGTTTCTTTTACAACTTCAATGTCTTTTTTTGATGAACCATCATATCGAGTGCATAACGATCCAATATTAACACACCAATCTGCTGTTTCATTAGGTTCTAATGCGTTCCAATCTTTACATTCAAGTTGAATATTTGGTTCATATTTTTTAAGTCCTGCTTTGATAAGTGGCTCATTAATATCAACTCCTTTATATTTTGGTTCCATACCATCTCTTCTATATAAGAAGTCATATAAATCACCTCTACCACAACCAAAATCTAATACTGATTCTTCTACTTCTATTTCTTCGCATGCACTATCATACATTTCCATTTGTTGATCAAAGCTATCAAAGCCAACTACTTCAGGCGAAGATAAAATATAATCTGGATCATTATCATCTTCAACATTTTCTGGAACAGCATCTTCATTTGCACCTTCTTCCCAAGCTTGTCTTTCTTCTGGTGACATTGCATCCCACTCTTCATCAGAAAGATAATCTTCATCATCTTCATCATCTTCGTATTCAGCTCTTTGTTCTGGAGTCATTGCTTCCCATTCTTCATCTGAAATATATTCATCGCCTTCGTATGTTTCTGGCACTGCATCTGTTGCAGGTTCTGATTCTTTTTGAGCATTTACTTGCTCGTCTAAAACCTTAAGGTCTTCTGCTTCTTGAGTTTCTTCTTTTTTACTCATCATTTTTTTAATTTTATCTAGCATGTTTTCGTCCTCTATTTTTTCTACGATTAATTCTATTAATTTTTGCTTCAATAGCACCTAAGTCCATTTTCATTGGATGAGTTCTATCAAAATTTTGTTTGGTTCTACATGCAATTGCAGCATATTCCCAAGCTTTATCTTCACATCCAGTATCAGGCATATAAAACTCCTTTGCAATAAATATGTCACCGGAGTGAATTTGTACACCATTCATTGAATGAACTGGTCTTGCGTTAGGATATCGTTTTAGAACTCGTTTTTTAAATTTATTTGTTATATCCATAATTAAAATGATCTAGGTCCTTGAGTTGGAAATACAAAGTCATTATGTTTTTCAAAATGACCTAATACTAAAGAATCAGAATCCATATCTTCACCATCTGCTCTTAATTTAATATTTGATGCAAAATTAGCTCTTGTATGTCCATGTTTCTTATGAATATACATATTGTTAGTACCACCATTTGCAATCCATGCATCTGTAATACTTGAAACAATTGTTTGATTTGATTTCTTTTCGTCAACTCCTGTATAAGTAAGAGCTGTACCTGCTTCCGATCTTAAGTCGTAAGTCTTTTTAGTTAATTGAGTTGCATATCTAACATGAGTTACCATTGCAACTTGTAATTTTTCTTCGCCAGACCAAGTTCTTGTTCTAACTACTACCTTATCACCTACATGATAATTTACTGAATTTTTTGCCATTTTTTAATTTTTAATTATTATTTAATTTTTAGTTGTTTTCGATTACTTTAATAATCTTGGAATTGGATACTGCTTTAACTTCAAAGTCAACTCCTGAACCTTCAAAGTCTTTTGTTACCATTGCTTCCGCATGGGTTACAGAATTAGCATTTACTAAATACATTTCTGTTACTCTTTTTACTCCTTTTGGTGAATCTACCGCGATTCTAACCTTAGCTGTATAATATGCCATTTTTTTTATTTTTGATTAATAATATATAAATATAAAAACTTTTTCTCGTAAGTCCTAATCTTTTTCATGAAAAGTTTCTAAAAGTTTCCTGGTGCTACTTGCATACAAGTTAAACCAATTTCTCTCCACATATTGACAACTTTATCTCTATCATCAAATACTGCAACTACATTATCTTTCCAATCCATTTCATTTAACCATTGTAATTTTAATTTTTCATCTGGCATAAATTTGAAAGGATGTCTTTCTGGACGTAGTTTTAATATATGATAAGGAACCTTATGTTTATTCAACCACATCTTTGT